CTTTCTGTGCACGGAAAACAGCCGTGCGATCTTCATGAAAAAGCCCGGGATCAGGCTCATCAACAACAGAATAGCGGGAAAAATAATCAAAGAATCAGCATCGCATCCCCCATACTGACGGGAGTCGGGATGCCGGTATGGAAAGCAGCGAAAATGCGAGCATTTTCAAAACACAGAAGTGCCACTGGTTTCGTCTGGAATTCTGCCTTTGTATCCAAAGAGTGTTTGTATCTGTGCAGCAAAAAAGCCCCGTGTGGGGCCTTTTTGTTCGGTATAGTGCCACATATCTTTATTTTAACAGATGCTTACCGATAATGCAACTGCTTTTTGGACGACATCAGCGGCCGAGCGTAAAGCTCACCCCGGCAAAGTCATCTGCGGTCAAGACGTAGGTTCCGTTGTCCCACGCCTCGTTGACAAGCATCTTGGCTTCTTCCCAGCTCGCCGCTTCGACGGGTACGACCTTCTTCAGGTATTCGACGATGACCACATCGTAGGTGCTGGTCCGGGGCGGAAGCGCCACCTTTGCGCGTTCCATCATCATGCCCAGAATCAGCTCGTCCTTCTGAAGCTCGCTGAAATAGTCCGGGTCGCCGCCTTCTTTTCCCGCTTCCTCCAGAAGAAGCTCGCTGTTCATCTCCTGACAGAAGTCGATGCAGTCCCGGATGGTGTATGGCTGATCGTTGTCGGCATTCTCGCCGTCCTGATTGTCATGCAGGGCGAGATGGAACTTGTCATCCATCATCAGGCTGTAGTCATGCCCCTCCAGATAGCCCAGCAGCACTTTGGCCTCAATGGCGGCAAGCTCAACACCCTGCCGGACAGAAACGGCCATCAATTCTTCGGACTTCGTAATCAGCGTCATATAAGCGCTCTCCTTTCATTCCATACAGACTTTTCCGACCGAAAGCAGATACGAACACCAGCCGTAACTGATGCCGAGGTCTTTTGCCTTTTCGACCACCTGAGTGATGCTGTACTTCGGTTCCGGTCTTTTTGCGAGCAAAAGTTCCTCCAGCATCCTTTCCTCCAGCGCTTCCTGCTTCCGACGTTCAGCTTGAGCAAGGCTGCGTTCCAGATAATGCTCGCGGTGCTTGAGATAAGATTTGTGGGATTGTGCGGCCTGACGTTTCTTTACGCAGTCAGGGCAGAACTTCTGGCGGTTCTTGGCGTTCGGTATGTCCCGTCCGCACATCTCGCACTTTGGGGTACTCATCTGAAAATCCTCCCAGAATCCTTATCCATAAGGACAACCCGGCCCACGATCTCGAACCCGGCGAGATCGGCTACCTGCTTCAATGCGCTGACCAATGCACTGATGGTGCGCATCCGGGCAGCTTCAAGCTGTTCCTCCTTGCGGATGTTCTTGTGTGCCTCATACGGCGTCGGGTCGTTGTAATGCTCGCTGTTCTTCAGTTCCACGGTCGGCACCTCCTCATCAACAGATCATCGGAATCAGAAAGAACCACAACGGGTACGTCTGCCCAGTTACGATAATGGCCGCGACAATCGCAGCTCCAACTGCCAGCCACTTGGCTGCATCAGACATTTCAGCCCACATTAGTTTTTTCCTCCGTTTCAAGGTCTTTGTACGTTTTTTCCATCATCCGCTCTGAAAAATACAGCGCTTCAGCCAGTCTTCCCTCAACGATCATTCGCTCGGTGCAGGGCGGAAATTTGGAGCATTCAAACAGCGCTTTTCTGACCGCATAACGAAATCCATCACTTGCAATTCTGAGGTCAAACATTTCTTTACGTGTCATTCTGATTTTTCCTCCGGCGCTACAGGCAACGGCATCCAGAACGGAACGTCCACAGGGTGAAAAATTGCATTCTCCCAATATGTGATGTCAACGTGCTTGACCGCGGCTCCCCAAACAATGATTCTTCCGAGTCTGTCAGCATCCGCTTCTGTCGGCGGGTCATACTTGGAATTTCTCCAGCATTGACCGGCCACTTCCTGCGGGGTAGCTTCTGGCTGGGTGTCGATATAGTTCTCCACATCCCGTAATGTGTGGATATGGCCTACCTTCATGCCCATGCGCAGGAACTCTTTCAGCATCTCAGCTTCAAGATACCGTTTCTTACTCATAAGGCGTCGTCCTCCTCTGCCTCAGCAACGTAGCACCAGCTCTGGGGCGGCTTGCTCAAACAGCAGCCATTGATTGCGCAGGTCGGCGGGAGCATATAGCTTCCAGACGGCTGATAATGCTCGCAGCTCTCATTTCCACAGACATCGGTTCCGTTCATGCCACGAAAGTCATGCCTAGAAAAGTCGGACAAGGACTTGGGCTGGTCATAAATCTTCAGGTCTGAGATATGCCAGCCAAAGCCATCGCCGCCTTTAAGATACCCTTCGACGTCAGCTTCGCTCAGGCAAGCTGCCCGAAGCAGTTCGTCAGGGTATTCGTACTGCAAATCGGGAGTTTCAATGTACAGTTTAGCAGGCTCATTGCTCCCCATCGTACCAACATGGGCCAGTCTGTCGATTTTATCGCAGACGAATGTGCCGATGACTTTTCCATTGAGCAATTCAAAGAGGTTTTCGGCTCTTTCCCGCCCGCATCCATGAACCGGCCAGACTTCCTTACGGAATGCTTTTTTGTCAGGCGACCATCGTTCATGCCACGCAAGCAGCGGGGTTGCCTGCGTGCAGTAAATATAGCATCGAAACGGGAAATCGAGACTCGGTACATTCTTGCGGATTTCGACCGTCTTTTTACCTGCGGCGATTTGGCAGCACCATCCCGGCCGAATGCTGATGAGGACTGCTTTATTCATTTTCTTCCTCCTTTGGAGCTTCAGGGTATGGCATCCATGCAAAAATGCCATTACCATCGTAAATTCGGTCCCAGACATATTTCCAGCGGTAGACCGTTTTACCCCGAATAACAGCACGTTCATAAATCATCGGGCTGGATTTCTTGCTGCCCCTTTCAGCTGCTATTACAGATACATGAGCCCATGATTTTTCATTGCCCGGAATATCAGGCATTCTGTCCGCAGTTCTTACCCACCGGTTACTCGGCTCAACAGTAGGCGCTTCGCTCACCATATCGGCGCAGTATTCAGCGGTGGATTCACATTCGTTGGTTGCTTCGTACCCAACGCGCCGGGCGAATTCTCGCATCTCCTCCTCAACGGGGATTGCGTTTATAAGGCGTTGTTTGCTCATATTGTCCCCTCCTCAAAAATCCCAACTGTCAGGAACGCCAAGACGGCACTCGCCATCGCCGTTGTTGCTGGTCGGCTTATCAAAGGGACAGCCCGGACAGCCATTCCCGGCATCAGAGTGAGCCTTGCAGAGGGCCATCAAGGAATGAGCCATGTTCTCAGGACTCATTACCTCTCCTGCGCTGGAGTTAGCCTTGCGCAGCATCGCCATCGCTTCGTCCTGCTCTTTCTGGGACTCGCAATGGATGGTGATGTCGAAGGTGTCATCGTAGACGGCCCATTTGCCATCTGCGTTGTAGAACAGCATCAGTTCCTTACTCATGCTTCTCCTCCTTCAACAGCGCAGCCCCAGTCCAGCGCTTTTCCGCACTGGCTGCAGAACTTGTTGCGGTTGCCGTCCTCGTTCTTCAGGTAATCCCGGCTCCCGCAGTGCGGGCAGGTGAAGTCGAAAATAGCGCCGGGAGCCAGCGGCACTTCAGGAATCTGCATCTTCAGGGCCACCATGCCCATCCGGCAGGCTTCCTGCACGGTTTCGAGGCTGTCGTAGTCCTCATAATGGGTGGGGTTGAGGATTTCGGCTGCACGTTCATTGGTCATTTCCATTTATCTTTCCTCCAATCTTGTAGGTCTTTCCCCGGCTGCGGCCAGTCCCCTTGCGGTACTCCGCAATCCAAACCGTCTTGCCGCTCTTGTAGTGGCGGAAGTGACCTCTTACGGTAAAGGAACAGGCCGGGCTTGCATGGTGGCCTCTAGGAATCACTGTAAGCTGTTTTCCGGCCGAGTGAATGATGTATGTGGTGCTTGCTGTACGCGGCTTTGTGGAGCTTTTACGTTCAGCAGGAGCCTTCGAGGTTGTGGTAGCCACGCCACCACGGATGCTGCCCGTTCCATACGTCATCAGCGCCATCAGGGAGCCATACACAGTCAAAGCGCCCTGTTCGGTTTCGGTGGGGTTGCAGTCCGCAGGAAGCGTGCTTACCTTCTTCTTCCACAGGCCGTTGCCCAGCGGAGCGAAGACAACATGGCCGAGCTTCCGGGCCGGGCTGTCGAGGTAGAGCTTCAGCTTCTTGTCAGAGCGGAAGCACTTGATAGAGATGCCGCTCTCGACAATCTGGATTTCCACTTCTCGCAGGGGAACCGGCATCGAACGAACCGGATCGTTGTGCTCATCCCGCCATGCAAGGAGCTTTTCGATGTCCGCCGCTGTGACCACGATTTTGTCCATCATCCAGAATCCCTCCCAACGAATGTGCCGGCATAAAGCCGCCCGCCGATCATGTAGTGGTAGTATTCATGCCCATGCTGGATGTCGGCCTGTCTGCCGGGCATGGGCCGCAGAACCAGCGGATGCCCAGCAATCTTCACCACATATTCTCCGGCTGGGATGAGCGCCGCCATCCACGGCTCCACCGGACTGGCCCGTGCCGGGCATCCATCCATACAGCAGGTGGCGGTTACCTGCTCCACGTTCATGGTGAACATGGAAAGCTGCTCATAGCCGCTCATAATCACACCCACGCCGGTTCGACGGGCGACTCAGGCAGGTTGAACAGCCAGTCAATCACATCCTGCGGGACTTCTTCCGTCAACCACGAGTGGCCGTACTTGTAGCCGCAGACCGGGCAGGGTTTGCCGAGAATGCCATCAGGGTGTTCCTCAGGATAGAGCCAGCCGAGGGTCTTTGTTTCGGTCGCACCAGCCATTACGGGATAGAGAGGCTTCTGCGGTTCGTAATACAAAGCTGCATCGCCGGAGATTTCGTGAGGAAGCGTAAGGCTGTACGGCAACTTAGCAACTTCGATCTGGTTATCGTTCAGGGCTGCGGTCATGCCATCGCAGAGCATCTTCCACGAGCTTTTCTTCATGGATTCCTGCCGCCGAAGGGTTTTGCTGTTCAGCCGATAGTGGTACAGCGTGACAGGCGTGACGGCCAGCTTGTTCCATCCAAGTTCTTTCTGGTGCTTGCAGTACGGCCGCATATCGTTCAAATGCCACTCGTCCCAGATGGAGCAGAACTTGTCGAGCATTTCCTGCGTCCATTCATCGCAGGGGTGGCCTTTGCGGATTGCATCAACGCACTGACCAGCACCGCCACGGCAGTTGCCGCTCGGCATGGGGCCGATAACGCCGGTGATGCTGAGTCTGCCATCCTCAAACTGGATTTCGCAGAATGCCCGTGCGGCAGCATCATTGCCGCTGCGGGTGTAGACCTTGCAGAAACACGGACTGACGACCTTTTTCATATCAGTTTCTCCCATCCTTTACAATCTTGACGAGCTTGTCGATGTTGCGGTCGAGCAGGTAGTTCATGTCTTCGATCCGCTGGCTGAGGATTTCCTGAACCTGAGCGCGGATGGCGTTCCTGTCGATGGTCTTGCAGTTGCAGTGCGCGGCGAGGATGACATCATAAAACGAGAAACCGTCCAAAAGGTTATCGTCAACTATAAGGTCGTCGCCGAGCAGCCACGACTTTTCAATGGGAACATCGCTCTGTGCATCGATCAGTGCATCGGCGAGCGTTTTGAGCATCTGCTTGATGGCCTCGGCATCTTCGACCAGCTCACGGACGGCGGAAGGGCAACCACCCTCACCGCGATGCTCAACCCACAGCTCAACGTGCTCGTCGATGTCAAAGTCATCGGCATACTCAATAACTTCTTTCAGAAAGTCAGCGGTATCAACACCAAAAACGAAGTCCTCGCCAGCGGGCGATTCCTGCTGGAGCTCAATGCAGGCGTCATTCGGGTCGCCAAGAATATTCCAGCCAAGGCCTTCGATAACGTCAATGTACTTCTGCTCTATCATTGTCTTCACTCCTCTCTCATATGGACGCGCAGAAGTCGCCGAGCTTCTGCCACAGGTTGAACGTCTTCCGGCTCATCTGCACGGTATCGGGAACGCCCCGGCCAACCGTCCAGTTGTGAGCCATGCGGAACAGCCGCCCTGCGGCCTCCCGCTCTGATTCGCTGAAGTCGGCCAGCCATTCCCTGCGGCGGCGACCGCTGCTCCAAGTGCAGCCGTAGCGAACCATGCAGATGAGGTCGTACGGGATGTTCGCCCGGACTTCCTCAACGGTGAGCTTCATCATCCGCTTTGCCATATCACTCATCCTCCTTAATCCTGAAAAAAGCCATTGCGCTTGCCTTGATGCTGCTCGGCCATCCGTCCGGGTAGGGTCGCTGCGTACCATCCGTAAAGGGAACAATCGCGGTGGCCTCTACGGCCAACATCTCACCTTCGTACTGGTAGGGGCGGCAGCGGAACGTGCGGAGCTGGATGCTCTCGCATTCCATCGTACCGGCCCCCATGCGCCGCAGATCATCCGCGTTGCGTGCTGCATTCGGGTCATACCCGGCGGCTTTCATGTGGTCCAGAACCGTCATATCAGGCAACCTCCTTTCCGACAACATTCAGGCAGATGTAGAACCGGCCATCGAGGTCTTCAACCTCCCAGAAGTAACCGCCGGTGTACTTGCCATCGGTCAGCGCCTTGTCCTGCCAGAAGCCTTCCTTGATGCACTCCGTGATGGTTTCCTGCCAGCCATCAAAGCGCTCATCCCCGGCCAGAGCCTTGAAGAAGCGGTTGACCGCAGTCTGCCACATCTTGCAGTCGGTGATGAGGTCGGCGCAAACCATGCCGTTCGGCTTGTTCACGATGGCAACCAGATCGACATCCTGCCGGTGTTCGTCCTGCTCGAAAGCCTCGAAGCTACTGTATTCTTTCACCTTCAGCATTTCTAAATCCTCCGTGTTTTGGTAAGTTGTTTTCTGTATCTTCATTCTAACTTACCGGTCTGGTAAGTCAAACTTATGCTGAAGATTTCACAAAAAAATTTACCGTATACCGAAGGAACTTTAGCCAACAGTTATGCTCTGCTCCCGAACCTCTCTAAGAACTGCTGGGCAACATGGGCGCTTACCGGGGTGATGGTATGATGCTGGCATCCAGAAAGCTGATAGAGGACGGTGAAGTAGTTCCCGGCGGCATCCTCGAACAGCTCCACATAGAAGTCCTCAAACATCACAGTCTTGTTCGTACAGATTGACTCCGCCTTCCGCGTGTCATACCGAACTCCGTCTACTGTCTGAGCAACCGCAGGACTACTGCTGTTGTTCAGTACCGGGAGGCCGGCCCCGGAGGCATCGCTCATGCCGATCTCGTACCCGGCAAAATGCAGAGCTTCCGACAGCTCATCAAAGGTGAGCGAGTTGTTCTTCAACCTGCCGCTGAGATTCTGCTGACTCCAGCCCATGTGTTCAGCCAGTTCTTTCTGGGTCTTGCCAGCCCCCGCAAGAGCGGCGCGTACCATTTCCGATGCCCGCATATCATCAGCCCGCCTTTCCAGCAAGGACTCGGTTCAGCAGGCTATCGTACATGGTCTGAAGCATCTCACACTTGGCCTTTGCCGCTGCCAGTTCCGCTGCCATATTCGGGTTGACCTCAGGGGACGTAACATTAACTTCCCGGATGGTGGGCGCTTCCTTCACGACCTCAACGATCTTTTCTTTGGGCTTGCCGACTTCCAGCTCCAGCGAGATCAGCATTGCAATCTCCACGTTGGTCATCTCGGCCTGGGTCAAGTGTCCCTTATAGCCCATCAGCCGGTCGGTCGATACGGTCGTGATCTGCTCGCAGAGGACAATGCTCTTGCGCTCCGCGCTGTAGATGGTGACGTGGGTCGGCAGGTCTTTCTTCGGCTGAGTGGTCAGGTACACGACCTCGACGGTTTCAGCATTTTCGTTATTCTTCTGGTTGGAAACGATGACTGCCGGACGGCCGGATGCCTGCTCACTCCCGGTGTAGGTGTCCCTGCTCACATACCAGATGTCGCCACGCTTGATTTCCATATTCTTACTCCTTTCCCTCGTCTGAGGACTTCTTGGCCTGACGCTTCAGCTCATCTGCATCCACGGTGATGCAGGTGGTGTGGGCGACGATGTTGTCGGCTATCCAGCGCCCATGCTCATCCAGCAGAGCCTCCAGCGAGGTTGCGGTGAGCCGCAGGGCAGCAACCATGAACGGGAAGTCCATCAGATCATAACCGCTTGCAACACCCATCAGCTCCTTGGTCATCGCAGTGACGCACTCAGCAGAGATGTTGCGGGCATCATCCGGCCTATTTGCAAGCACTGCCAACGTCATCCGCAGCGCATAGGGCATCATTTTCTCAGTCATTGTTTTTGTCCTCCTTATACTCGCTGACGGCCTCCGAGATAGCATAATCACGGTGGTACGTCCAGCTATCGTCATTGTCGATATACTTCCGCATCAAGACCGCCGCACGCGGGGCAAGCGCATTGAGCGTCGTACGGTCAAGCTCATAGGCTTCCATAAGCTCCTCATCGGTGAATTGTGAGATATGTTCCCGCACATCCTCCTCATAGCTCCGAAGCTCATATTCGGAGTAGGAGCAGACCGGCTCACAGCCATCCAGCGGTTTCGGGCAGTAATCGGTGCAGCCATCGTCGTGGACGCCCGGCTTCCTCCCGGTCAGGAACGGAGCCATGCAGATGCCCTGCGGGTTAAACACGCAGGTTTCGGAGTCGCATTCCGTGCAGAGCTTCTGGCAGTGCAGCAGGCTCGTGATGCTTGCCGCGTTAGAGGCATCCTCGTTGTAAAGCAAGTAGGCAATGCCCTTGCTATGCCGTTCATCAAACCAGCGCCAGATGTCAACGCGGCTGGTTCCTGCCGGGAAATCCAGAAACGGGGCCTCCATCGTTTCGGTGGAGGGGTCCATAGGGACATCCCCGAACCGCTTCCACAATTCTTCAAGCAGCGCATCACGCTCTCTCAGTGTTCTCAT